CCATAGAACCCTTGTTCCAAACGATCACACCTTGCTGTAACCATTTAGGAAGATTCTCGTATGCTGTCTGTAATCTTCCTAATAGGTCACGAGCAGTGGATGCTTTGTTGGCAAGAATACCAATGTTGGAACTATCATTAAACAAAGCATAGTGAAGTAGATAAGAAACCACAACAGTAGATTTGCCTGTCTGACGTGGCAACTTAGCAATATTGAATCTATTGTTATGAAATTTATCAACTAATTCTTTTTGGAATTCATACATCCTAAAAGGAATAAGACCTTCATCAACAGAAACAATTTTGACATAATTTAAAGCAAAGTAAACGGGGTCTTCTTTACATTTAATATATTCTTCAATTTGTTCCCTAGTAAAATCAATAGGAACATTTGCTTTTTTTAATAAAGGATTACCAAGATATACACCATCAGCCATAATTTTGTTTATAAACGGACATTAAATTTAAATCTTCCATTCTCTTCTTCCACCCATCACCTTCTGTAGTTCCTTTACATGGATTGATGCAAGTATTATCACCGAATTTATCACAAACCAAAGAAGCTAATGTTGTATCATCTCCTTTTTTGTTAGTTCCACTCCAGTAATGCTGCCCATTAATCCAGTTCGCCCCGCATTTAGGACAGGTTTTAATATTCATAAGACTTACAATAAGACGGCAATTTATTATATAGTATACTTTAGTATCGTGAAGTAGCAATTAAGACATGTTATGTTAGCAATCCCAAGCACGAAGTTTATATTAGTATTGGATTGTTAGTTGTATCATAACGTTGATAGGCAGCAGGAGTTCTGGTAGTATTATCAGAATTTCTTGCTTGATATGTTCCAGGAGTTCTTACAGTATTGTCTGAATTCCTTGGCACATAATCACCATTCCATACATCATATGTCATAGTTGACCAACCTTCAGTTCCAGAATAAAGAGTAACTGAATATGATTCTGGTTGAGCATCAACTGGATTGTTATCCTTATCGTATCTAATGTAAGACATTTTTTATTATTATTTATTCTTCTGAAATTTTCTTGCCCATTTCTTTGAGCATCTTCTGTAGATCAGCTGTAGAACCAAGAAACATAGTATTGTTTACAGTTGTTGGAGCAGAACCTTTTATTGGAGCATCTAGATCTTTCATCTTCTTCTGTAAATCTATAAGCTTATCGGTCATGTCTGAGACCTGCTTCATAGCGTTTACAGCGACTTCATACGCTCTAGGGTGTCCAGACTCCTGAGCAACCTCTAAGGCGCCTTGTACCGCCTCCTGACCTTTCTCTATGAGATCGTATAACTGACCCCTGGTATATTCATAATCTTTTTCTGGGTCTTCTTGCTTCTTAGGAGCAACTGGTGTTATTTCAATATTCTCTGGTTTTACAACATCAATGTCAAATATTTGTTCCATATTTTTTTCAAACTCATTCATAAGATCAATACAATTCTATGCCCTCGTTAAATCCAAAGTCATCGTCAGCAACAACTAACAAATCATCAGCTTGATCAATATCTCCATCTGCATCTTTATCTTGGAGAGCTTTTGGTGTATATGTAAATTTAGCATTTCTCTTATGTTCATTCAGATCTCCGAGTGTCTCGTAAATTATTGCTTTACGAATGATATCAGCCTGGTTAAATGGACCGTAGATATATGATTTTGCTGTAAAATTTAAAGTCCAAACAATTGTTCTTCTTGATAGAAAATCTCCATCCCAATCATCCTCATAATTAATATTATTTAAACAAATTTGAATATCTTTTTTCTCATTCATGTCTGGGATCATGTTAAGAGTGATATTAAAATTTGGTTGAAAAAATGGTAATATTTGCTCTAAAATTTGTAGACCATCATCTTGGTTCTTAGCAATAATACCAAGTTCAAATTCTAAATTATAAGGTACGGGAACATATTGAACCTTTACTTCATTTCCGTTGTCATCTATAATATTTCTATACTTTTGAATCGGACTAGTTTTTCTAGACCCATCATAAGATACGTTAGACAATTCAAAATAAATTCTAGGTAATACGATAGCAACTCTTCTTTTTGAAGTAGTATCTAAATTCTGTTCAATCCTAGTTAGAAATTTTTGTTTAGGACCATAAGCAATAGGAACCTTTTCAACTTCTAGAACATCTCCTGTTTGTGGATCTATCTTTCTAATTTCAATATTATTGAATAGAGTTCCAAAACCAACTACAGTTTTTTTAATTGCTTCGTTATAAAAATGTCGTCCTAACATCAGATACTACCTGTAAAATTACCATATTCACCAAAAGGATTTCTTTCTGCCCAGTCAACTATATCGTCACCAGCATCTTCAAAATCTCTATTCTTATCATAATTGCTATTAGTATTATTTAGAGTATCAAATGATCCTACCTCCCACACAGCTCCGCTATCATCCCCAGTAATGGTGTCTTCGTCAGCAAAATTTCCAGTACGATTAACTAATTGTAATACTCTGGTTGTTGAATCCCATGATTTAACTTTTGCCATAATATTACCAGGGGTGCTAGTTACTAATTCTCCTGGTGTGAAATTTCCAATACCACCAGAACTCATAATTAAACCAATAGCAGAACTAAACAACTGCTCTATTTCATCAATTTCATCAACACCAGTATCAATATTATCACTGCCAATTTCGTAAATTTCTGCTACAATAGTGTAGAAATAAATTTTTCCCAACTGGAAAAAAGGACTAATTCTTTGTACAAATTTTATTTCATATAAAGCTTTAGTCAATGGGACGTAAAGCAAATCACCTTCATTGGGTCTTTCTGGAATTGTTAATGTATGATTATTAGAAGCTTGTTGCCATCTTCTTTGAGACACAGTAAATCTAATTTCATCAGTAATTCTTAATCCAAATTTACTAATGAATTCTGATTGATTTCCAAATCCCTCTACATTTTGTAGAAGCATTTCAATTTGAAATTGATCTTCATATTTTGAATAGATAACATCATCATCCCCCAAAGGACCTTCCTTTAAAATAGTCCTGGGTAGATAGTAGATATCAGAACCAAACAATTTAATCTGTTCGTCTGCTAAATCTTGTAATAGATTTTGTTCCCCTTGGTATCCATCATAATACGTGGGAAAATAAGGACTGGTAGGCATATTATCCGATCATATCGATTGGTGGGAGTGTATACTTAGTAGGCATATCATCTTCTAATTGTTGTATCTCAGCAATAGCATCTTCATACAACTGTCTTCCATTTAAATTTACTCCACCAGGAAGAGTTATGTTATTGTACTTAATTAAATTCTGTCCCCATTGCTTCTTCATTAAAGCAGTAGCATATCTTTTGAGGAAGCTATCGTTATATACTTGAGACCAGTTTTCTGGATCTAAAGCACGATGGCATTCGATTAATAGATAATTGCCTGGTATCAATCTTGATTTATCAATATCAATATATAAACGATCTTGACGTTTGTTAAATCTAAATTGTACTACAGCACCAGTATTAACAACCATGTCAAGCGTTTCAAAATACTGACGAATCATATAATAATTTGGCATGTCAAAATTACCAAAAGCAAACCCAGATGAGAATGAAAAAATATCCATCAAGAAATACTGGTTGCTTAAACCAAACAAATCATTACGAACCCAATTAGAAGAAACGCCAAATACTTTGGTGATACCAATAACATGATCTGGAACTTCTATAAAATTATTTCTATTTTCCCACGTAGCAGAATAAGGATCTAAGGTAGTTTCTGATTCGTCTGAACTGTCAAATCTATTATAATCGTCTTCGGTAATTTCATGCTTTAAGTACATTGTTTCCACGCCATCATAGTGCCACTCTTGATAAAACTGAATAGCTGTATCAATAATATCATCAACTTGATCATTATCTATGTTAATCTGTAACACAGGATAACCAAGTTGACGTTTACAGTAATCAATTAACCCCTGGCGAGTAGATGGTCTTGCCATGTATTTAAATACTCTTTTTTATATTTATACCCTATCAAAAATGAAGGGTCCGCCAGTAGACTTGCCAAAAACTAATCTACCGTCAGCATCATAACCAGTATCTTTTGCTATGTACTGAGAATCATTAAATTTAACCTCACTGTTAATTCTAATTCCTTTTACGATACATTCCCCACAAGGCATGGCAATCCAAAATCCGTTCACATAATTAAATTGATAATTACAATTCAATTCCCAATCCATATTATATGATTGAAATATTACTTCTTTTTCTGTAATATATTCATACTTATGATACTCTTGTCTATAAGGTCTACCCCTAGGATATTGATACTCATACCAATTTTGAGACATCAATTTATTATCGCCCAAATCTTTATACACAATACGGATCATTGCGAATTGTGATGGATAAGAAAACGCTTGTTTTTTATTTAAATATTGCCCTATAATAGATTCAAATTTCATATCACCTCACAATAAAAAACCCCCCGAAGGGGGTGGTTTAATCATTCTACAACTTCAGTTTCGGAAACGGGAGTTTCTTCTGCTGAAACTTCTTCCTTAGGATCTAAAATTTGGAGAGTTTCTAGACCCCCTTGTAGTTTGGTTCTATACTCTCTTGCTTTTGATAGATCTTCTTCAAGTTTGGTAATTTGCTCATTAATATTTTTGAGTTGATTCTCAAAATTTTCTCTAAGAGCGGTAGTGTCAGTAGACATAATAAGTTCCTCTTTAATAATACTGTACGAAGGATATTGTAACATAATTATTTATGGTTTGTCTTTGAGAGATTTAATTTCCTCTTGTAGCATATTTATTTGAATTTGTTGTTCTTTGATTGCCTCAATGAGGACTGATACCATATTAGCATAAGCAACAGTCTTCATGCCATCTTCATTTTCAAATATAACTTCTGGAATAACTTCCTCAACCTCTTGAGCAATTAAACCAATCTGGTGAGTATCAATATCAATTCGATCAAATTCTACACCTCTAAGATTTAGAACTTTATCTAAAGCATTTTCAATTGTTTTGATATTTTTCTTAAGTCTGATATCAG